TATAAGGCTCGATACTAGGCGAGGTGCCACCACACAAAATACTTGACGAGGCATTAGGAGCTACAGCAAGTAAGTGTGCGTTTCTTAATCCTGTCCCGGCTACGTCTGGTGCTTCACCTCTAATCTCAGCTAAGAACTTTGAAGCTTTCTTCGCATGTGTTTTAATGTGTTTAAAGGCTTGATTGTTAAAACTAGCAGCAAACATGCTCTCAAAAGAGATGTTATTCTTTTGCAAATAAGCATGAAAGCCCATAGCTCCCAGACCTAATGACCTTTCTCGATACGCTGAAAATGCTGACCTAGTGAAAGGTTTTTTGTCGGGGTAAACGTGATTACTAAACCTTTTGTAGTTGGCATTGTAGCCTCCCAAGGTTTCAACATCTATCGCATTGTCTATGTAATGTTGCACCACATTATCTAACATGGTGATTAAGTCCCCGATAAAATGAGGATGGTCTTTCCAGTCATCGAAGTATTCTAGATTAACACTAGATAAACAACAGACTGCTGTTCTTTCTTCGTTGGTAGGTAATGTTATTTCTGAACACAGATTACTTTGTTTAATATCTAAGCCTAAATCTTTTTGTTGTTTAGGCATGGCTTCATTACAGGTATCTATATTGACCATGTAAGGCTCACCAGTCTCGGCTCTGACATTTAAGATTTGCCACCATAAATCTCTAGCCTTAACTGTTTTAACAGCCTTGTTGGTCTTTGGGTCAACCAATCGCCAATCATCGTCTTTCTTAACAGCATCTAAGAACGCATTGGTTATATTGATACCGTTGTGTAGGTTCAAACATTTACGATGGATGTCGCCACCCGATTCTTTTCTAAAGTTTATAAACTCTTCTATCTCTGGATGACTTATATCCATGTAGGCTGCGTAAGACCCTCTTCGTGTTGTGCCTTGATTAAAGGCTAACATTTGAGAATCAACAACTTTTATGAAAGGAATTGAACCAGTAGAACGACTATTGTTAGAAGTAGAAATACCATTACTCCTAACATCTCCCCAATATCCACCAATCCCTCCACCTGAACTAGCCAACCAAATATTTTCATCGTAATGAGCAGACAAACCATCCCTAGAATCAGGAACATAATTGAGGAAGCAGCTAATAGGAAGACCCCTTGCCTTATGGCCATTTCTGCTGGTTCCACCATTAGAAAGGATAGGAGTGCTAAACATGAACCACCTATTAGAACTGTACTCATAAAGTCTCTGAGCCAAATCAAAGTCTGTAACAGATTTATACGTTGCACCATATACTGCAGCTCTTGCAAAAGCTTCTTGAGCATGTGTTTCACCTCCTTCATTAAATAAATATCTGTCATAAAGAGTATCTAAAGTAAATTTATCCAACTCTTTTTCTTTATCGTAATCAATAATTATACCTAAATATTGTTTTACACCAATTTTATCTTCCATCATTCTCCTGTTTTAAAAAATTTATCTGTTTCATCGTGGATATGCAACATGATTATACCATAATGCAATATCTTCAATAAGTCTTTTCTGTTTCTACCTTCTTTATTACCATAACGTTTAGCATACTTCATAATGTTTCCCATGCAGAATCCTGTTCCATGTCCAGAGTCAATGATAACATCTGTAGCTTGGTATTTATCTGTCGCATAGTGCTGACCATAAGTATCGTAAACATAACGTTGTAGTTCTTCTATTAATTTATCTTCATTAAACTTGTACATAATTTTTTTTCCTTTATTTCCAATCATCCGGTAATGTGTCCTCCGTGTACCATTTAAAATTATTCTTTTCGGCCCATTCAGCATGACTTCTTTTTGTTCCATCTTTACGTCTTTTTGCTTGAGGCATAGGCGATGAAGGGCTAGAAAAAAGAAATACTAACTCTTGATTAGGCTCTAATGATTTACGAATCCAAACATACTTGTTGTATTCGTTATAGTCCCAGAAGCGACCTTTAGCTTCTAGAAGATATTCTTTATCACCAATTACTTTAATAAAGTCTGGCTCATAATGATGTTCAACTATGTAGTTGACTTTATCACCATGATGTTCCCAGTTCTTTAAAACGGTTTGATGAAGCTTATATTCCCAGTTAGAATCATAACCGGAAGGAACATCTTTTTCTTTAGGACGAATCTTCCTAGGCTTACGATACCCTCGCATATTCCATCACATCGGTAAGCTTGATATCATCTATAGCTTTGTTTTTGCTTAAGATTTTAACATACTTAATGAACCATCTAAAAGAAAATGCTGAGTGCATTAATCTTCTATTGGCATATACATGAGTCTCATCAGGTAATAACTGAGTAAAGTTTTGTAAGTTAATTTGCTTACGGTCTTCTTCTTTTAAGAATGAACCTATCCATTCAATAAAAAGAAGTTTAGCTTTTAGTCTAACTTTTTTAGATTTTCTACCATTCATAGTATTTTTATTTCCTCAACGTTAGGTTCTCTTTCTACTTTAGTAAAGTAAGTATTGCCTTTTGCATAAGCAAAGACTCTTAAACCTTGTCCATCGTTTGCGTCTTTGTGACATTCAAACTTAAACGGACAATACGTACAGTCTCTAGGCAACTTCATATTACCATAACTACCTTCTGGTATTGGCTCATAACAAAGCTCTGGAGGAGTGTCACTAGCAATAGCTTTCTTAACTTTTTTAATCTTTGTAGTTATGTTTGGTTTGTCTAAATCATCTGGAATAAATGTTGTAAGTTCTCCAGTCTCTTTGTTCATCACTAAGAAGCCTCCTTTTGAGGTCTTCTCAGCATATTCATATCCAGCCAACTGAGAAAGATAACCAAACGAATCATTCTCTCCTAGAGTTCCTTCTTTAAATTTCTTAAAAGAATAACCAGAGGCCGATTTAACATCTATAACTTGTCCATCTATCTTACAGTCCATGTGTCCTTTAACACCTAAGACTTTAATTTCTTTTTGTTCATCTGTTACTTCATGTCCAGCTAGTTTCGTAAAGAACAAAACTAATACTTCTAGTAAATGACCATACAGAAATTTTATAAAAAGAGGAGAAGACATTTTCTCATTGTTTAAGTCTGGAGATTTTAGCTCATACCAAAGTCTACGTAGAGGTCTACCAACATTAGACATTCTAATATTATCTCTAGCACCAGACGATGGTGTTGCCCAATGTCTTAAGGCATCCGACATAGCTTTACCAAACTCTTCGTATTCAGCTTCAGATATTTTTATTGGTTTGTCTTCAGCTAACGAGCCGATAACTTTATAAATATCTTCAACTAAGGTTTCAATCTTTTTCTTTTTCATCTTCCAATTCTTTAAAAGCTTTTATTACGTCAGATGAAAATAACTTGGATAAATTTACAAGGAACATTCTACTTGCATTATTATCTCCACCCGATACTGTTCTAAAAGTATCTAGTTTATCTACTATCTTTTTCAACACTTCAGTATCAAAAACTAAACTACAAAATATTTTATCACCAATACATAAATTATGGAACCAATAATCAGATTCAGTTGCTCTAATTCCTGAAGGCTTTCCCCAAGATTCATATTCTATAGCAATGTTACCTGTAGTTTGCCAAATATCACGTTCAGATTTAACTTCAATCTTTTTATCTTGAAGCATCTCTGCGATTTTATCTTCTCGAACTTGACCATATTCTAAGTCTAGGTCAAACTTTTTTCTATCTTCTTTATTCGGTTTCATTTTTTTCTCACTTATATTTAAATATAATTTTCACTTGAATAAACTTTATATTTATTTTTTTTTGTAATTGCTCTGTTAGAAATATTTTTCATATTTTCAGAAACAGTAACCCATCTTAAATTAGAAACTGCATAATCAAGTTTATCTTCGTTAGCATGGTCAACATTATATGTTATATTTGGGATTTCATTAAGTACAAATGCCATAGCAAAAAGCCTATGAGCATAAATCCTTTTACTAATTAAACCGTTATCTAATGTATAACATGGATAAACAGCTCTACTAAAATTAGGATGTATTATATTTCCTGTATAATTATTTTTTATAAATGGAAAATCTTTTCTATTATTATATTGAGGTAACTTATGTATGCCTCCTGTTTTAAATAAAGTATATTTATCTTCAGGTATAGATTTAATAAACTCTGAAGTTCTATTCAAATCTGTAATTCTCTGTCCCCCTTCACCAAAAAAAATAAAACATTCTGAAATGATTTTTTGTTTCTCTTTACTAACGACAGTAGTGGAATTAAATAACTCAAGTTGTTTAGTGGGTTTCACTCCAGTTACTCCCTATTTTATATTCGCCATCCAAAGGACAACGCATGTTAAAATACTTAGCTGAATCTTTAATAGACTCTACAGCTAGTTGACCAACTCTCATAGCTTGACATTCTCTAACTTCTATTTGCCATTCGTCATGAATATTAGCTACAAACTTATAGTCTATACTAGCAAGTTTTAATCTTTCGTCCAGTAAACACAATGCTTTTTTCATCACGATTGCTCCTCCACCTTGCAGTAAAGTATTTAAAGCAGCATGTTCATGTCGTAACAAAATTTTACGACCATCTAATCCTTTGAGGAAACCTTTCTTAGACGCTCTTTGCACTCTATCTCTAAGAGATTTAAATGATGGTTTACCATCCAAGAAACGTTGTCTAAGTTCTTTACCATCTGCTTGAGTTCCTTCAACAATGCTTCCAAGTTTTGCGTTTCCTGCTCCGTAGATAAGTGCATAGATGAATGTTTTTGCCTTATCTCTTGATTTAAGTCCAACAATTTGTTGGTTAGTTGTGTGAATATCTCCGTGTAAGATTTCATTTGTATACTCCTCATCGTTCATGTAGTGAGCTAACATTCTTAGTTCAAGACTAGAAGCATCAACTCCTACAAGTTTATAACCTTCTGGAACAATCCAACAGGCTCGACACTCGTCACCAAATCTATTAGCAACACTAGGCACTTGAGCCATGTTAGGGTCTCGATGTGCCATACGTCCTGTGATTGTCCCTGTACAAAAGACTGAACCTCTAACTCTATCATCATGCACAGAGTAGTCTAGCCAAGACTGAACTTGTGCAATTCTTTTCTGATAAAGCAGATAGTCAGCTATAAGTTTTGCTTCGTAAATATGGTCGATTTCTTTTAAAGTAGTTTCATCGACAATAGGTTGGCCTGTTGGAGTAAACTTTTTAGGCTTCCACCCAAAGTCCTGAAGATATTCACCAATCTGTTTCCGGGACCCCAAGTTAAACTCTTGGAGCTTTTTACGCATGAAAGGTTTTTTAGGACGTGAACCATCTATTATACTGTTGTATTCCTCTTCTGTCAAGCCTCTACGAGATAAAGACCCATCTTTATTCCACTTAGGAGTAACAAGTTTATCCTCAATCCATTTTGGTTTAAAAGTTACATGTACTTCTTCTTCGACTTCCTTCAAAAGTTTTTGAAACTTAGCTGTTAAAAGTGTAGCTTTTTTCACATCAAACAAGAAACCATTACGTTTTTGTTCTTCTAAAATTTTAGTTGTGTCATGTTCAATAGCTATACATTCTTTAGAAAAACCAGAAGCTTGAGTTCGTAGATTTTCAAATAAAAGTTTGTTAAGTTTTGTATCAGCAATACAATACTTTAACATTTCATCTGAGAACTCAGAAAAGTCTGGCGACTTTAACTTGTGCAATCCTAGTTTGATACCCCATCTCTCCAAACTGTGCCCACCTTCTCTTGTAGGGTTAAATAGCCTACTCAACACCAAAGTGTCAATGATTTTAATGGAGGCCTTCGGTGTCCAATCGTACAGTTTTGTCAAGACTGGGATATCAAAACCAAGAATGTTATGGCCTATCAGCATCTCTGTTTCGTTGAGAAGCTTTAGACCATCCTCAATAGTATCGCCATGAAAGCTATAGACCTTATCATCCTCATCTATAGCGACAATACACCAGACTTTTGTTGCATTTAAGTCGTCTGTTTCTATGTCAAATACTAAACGTTTCATAATCTAAAAAGGTATATCTGGTTCCATTTTACTATCGAAGCTACTAAAATCAGTTTCATCTAGTTCTTCTAGTCTACCTGTATCTTTATCATAAAGCAAGGCACAGGCCATACCAACATCTCCGGTGTATCTTGACTTTAATACTCTCAAACGTGTTGTCTGAGCTTCTCTTTCGTCTTCTGCCTGTTGATTTCGTTCAAGGGCAATCACACAGTCGGATAGTTGTGCTATGCTCTGTGAGCCTCTCAGATGGCTCAGATTGACTTGGATTCCATTCTCGTGTCCTTTGTTACCATCGACTCTTCGGAGGTGTGAGACAAGAAAAATACCTGCACCTGTCTCTTCGACCATGCTTCTAAGTCTTGTCATGATGTTGTCAATACCTCTACGTTCATCGTTTTCAGACAGAGCTGTAACTAACATGTGTAAGTGGTCTACTACCACCCATTTACAATCACATCCAACAATCAGATAACGAAGCTTAGAAAAGATATCTTCAATATCATTAGTCCCGAAGTGAGCATGAATAAATACTTTATCCTTACCAAACAACTTCTGATACATAGTTCTTAAAGTCTCAAACGTAAATGTTTCTCTAACACTATCTATGTAAAGTCTTGCGTTAGCTTCGATACTCATAACACCATCGACTGTTCGTCTCCAGTCCTCTTCTAACGCAATGATACCTACGTTATCATCAGTTTTATTTATGAGCCAATGTTCTAGCTCTCTTGTTACCGAAGACTTTCCTAGCCCAGTCCCACCAGTAATCGTCACCAACTCTCCTTGTCGCATACCGATAAGTTTTTTGTTAAGACCTTCGTATGGGTAAGGAATGCTATCCTTCTTAGGACGATTGAAAAAGTCTGTCTCTTTTTCTGAGACTCTTATAATACCACTAGGTGTAAATATCTTGGCATCCCAC